CTCATCTGAAACGCCTGCCGGCGCTTCTCTTCCTGTTCCTGGATCCCGGCAGAGTAGTCCTGTTTCTTCTTCCAGTCCTCGATGTCGCGCTCGCGCTGGTACCTTTCCATCAGCCCGCTAGCAGCGACGTTGGCCGCCTTATCGAAGGCCTCGCCGATCAGTCTGAAGTCTGCCATGGCTCCCTCCTTACCTCCCGTAAGCGTTCACGATCCCGGAGTAGTAGGGCGACCAAGCATTGTTCTGATACTGCTGCTCGGCGCCGTAGAGATCCATGAGCATCTTGAGCGCGTCCATCTCCTTGTTGTACCCGAACTGCTCCCTGGTCATCTCGTCGCCAGAGAGCATCGACCCAAGCTGGCCGGCGGCCAGGAGCCGCTGGAGGTTGAGCTGGGGCAGCTGGGCCGCCATGCCTCCGAGGGTCTTGGCCGTATCCGCCGCACCGCCGCGGTAGATCGAGCCAAGGGCGGTGTCGGCTAGGCCGCTGTCCCCGGGCCGGAGGAGACCGCCGGTCGTGGAGCCCATCTTCTCCCGCAGCTGGTTAGCCGCTAGGCTTGAGGCGCCCTGGTTCATGCGCGTGACCTGGTTCACCACCGAGGGATCGATCCCCACCGGCTGGGTCAGCCCGGGGATGGCGTTTATCAGGGGCTGTAGATAGGCCGGGGGCGTATACCCGGCTGCCGGCGCAGGGGCGGCCGGAGCCGGGGCGGGGGCCCCGCCTGGCTTGGGGTGCTGTGCGGAACCAGGATCGGGCGTTCCGGGGGTTCTGGCCGGTAGCTGGGAGGAGTGCTGCAGGCCCTCGAGCCCGGGAGCACCGGAAGATGGGCCACCAGGAACCGGGGTCTGTGGCTGGGCGCCACCGCCGGCCGCGGCGGCATAGGACGGCCTCGGCTGGGTAGTGTCCAGGGCCGGACCGATCTGGTCGACGGGGTTGTCGGGGTTACCGTACCGCCGGTAGAGATCGTCGTATCTCGAGCCGGGGTAACCGTAGTATGAAGTAGCCATCTTAGCCTCTGCCAGCGTACCGCTGCATCAGGATGTCCTGCCCGGGGAAGCCGCGGGGCCTCCGGGGCTCGGGGAGAAGAGGGGTCGCCGGCCGGCTGGGCGGGAGCTGTCCGGGCTGCTGGGGCAGGGTGATCCCCCACTTTGCCAGCATTTCCGGGCCAAGCCGCTGGGCCAGGTTGCCCATAACCGCGGCCATGGCGTTCCCACCGAGCATGGGCAGGTTACCGCTCTGGTAGTAGGGGAGTGCCGGCTTGAGTTTGCTCTCGATCTTACCGGCCTGCCAGTCAGACATCTGCTGGTCACTCTCCCGCTGCCATTTGAGCTGCTTCTTCGGGCTCGGCGAGATCAGTCCCTTGATGAGACCGCCGCCAAGAGAAATCAAGCTAGATAGAGTAAGTGGATCCATACCAGTACCTCCGCCAAGAGTAGTAGACGTCAGGTCCTTTAGTGGCCCGCCAGTCAGGTCCATAGCCATGTCAAACCTCCGCTACACTCTGCCGTTGTCATAGAAATCTGTGTCGATGCCGACGTCTTCGGCCGCATCGATGCACGGAGAGTCGGACTGAAGATGAAAGTCCTCGCTTCCGGGAGTTATCGAGACGAACTTTGGATCGGCACCGCGCCCGGTTGCCTCCCAGTCCGTAATTGTGGCGATAGTATATCCCGTCCCGTTGATGTCAACGACACTTCCCGATGCCCGGTAGTAGCAGTTTGTTCCGTGCGTGAACGAAGCTGCCTGGTGTGTGTGCAGACAGAAGCGGTTGGTGTTCAGCATGACGTTGTTTTTGAATGTCCAGCCAGCGCAGTCGGAGCCCCAATACACGTCAGCGTAACCAGCGTTGTCGGTATCATTGCCGTAGAGCGTGTTGTGGTAGACGACGTTCCCGATACCGGCTCCGGTGTTCTCTGTGATATGGATCCCGGCGTCGTTGTTGTCGTATATGATGTTGTCATAGACCTCGGTGTAGTTGCAGCAGCCCTCGTAAACCTGGAATCCATAATTATCCATCCCGTAGACCTTGTTGTGATGGAACTTGTTGTTGTTGCTCGGACCATCGTCGGTATAGGGAGAGGACCCGTCATAGGCCCAGAACTCGAATCCCTGGGTGCTGTTCGAGAACGTATTGTGGTGAACGTCGTTGTTCGAGCTGGTCCTGGCAGCCCCGCTATAGGACTCGGCTGCCGCATAGCCACCCGGGCGGCAGTCATCGCAAGTATTATACGCGATCTCTGTTGAGTCGCAGAACGAGAGCCTAAAGCCAGAGGCATTGTGGCTCAGGTCGTTTCTAGTGCAGGAGTTGCCATACGTCCGATAGGTCGAGTTCGTGCCCTGAAAGTGAACTCCGTTCCCGCACCAGTATTGGATAGTCGAAAGCGTGACAGTATTGTTGTGGCTCTGATTGCCAGGAGCGTCAGCGTAAAAGTAGACCCCCCTCCAGACGGCCGTGGGGGTTGCCCGCCACCCGGTAATAGTGCAGCCAGTGATAGTCCAGTAGCTGACGCCACGGAGGAGCATCCCCGTCCTCCCAGGATACTGGAAGGTGCAGCCGTCGACGGTCCAGTTAGTCGCTCGGTAGGCAAAGACGATGGCCCCAAGGTTAGACCCGTAGGCAGCGATGTCGTCGAGAACGATGTAGTTCCGGCCGGCCGTGTAGCCGGTCGAGATGCAATCGTCTCTCACTCCGGCCTCGACGCCGGGTGACGTATAGAGCGTGTCGGGGTCAGAAGTCGCGTAGATATATAGAATCCCGTTTCCACCCCAAACCCACTCCCCGAGCGCGTTGACCGCCCCGGCGCGGACCCCGGGCCCAGCCCCGTATAGGGTATTCGGATCCGAGGCCGCGTAGATATAGAGCGTACCGGTTTCCCAGGCCCACTCGTTTGGTGCGTCGCAACTATCGTGAGATACCTCTTTCGTCCCGAGCGTTGTATTAAAGGTGACCAGAGATGGCTCTTCGGCGCAGGCAGTCTGCCAGATGTTGCCAGAGTGGTTGGTCCAGGACGCGTACCTCCGCCCCATCTCTGTTCCGGGCGCACTGTTCATAAAGACGATGTGTGGCTGGGTAGAGCAGGACGCCTGCCAGATGTTGCCGCTCATGTTCGTCCACGTCGACACGAGGTTGGCGCCGGAGATCTTGGGCTGGCCCCCCGTTCCGTAAGCGGTGTAGGTGATGGGAGAGCCAGACGAGCCAGTCTCGCCGATGGTCAGCGTTTCGCGCCAGAGGCAGCCTCGGCGCAGATTAATCACATCACCAGCCACAAACGTGGCCGCGTTTACCTGAGCCAGGGTCTTAAAGGCGCAATGAACCCCGGTCAACTCGGGGGTGGTTCCGTCACCGCCCGTGTCAGCTGCCGTATCCACATAGTATGAGGCCATGGTCGTCGCTCCTTATCCCTGGTATTCAACAGCCCCGATGTCCGGGATCCCTGTCGCACCGCCGCCAGTCTCGGCTGCCTTGGTAACGTAGACAACGCCGGTAAGATAAACATTGGTGGGGTTGGTCGCCCAGGTCGGGCAGACTATTTTCATCTCGATATAATCTCCCTGAGCAACGGCGATCTCGAGATCTGTCTTGGAAAATACCTTGCTGACCTCGGCGTTTCCGATCGTCGCAACAAGCGTGTCGTCGGTGTTGTTCTTGCGAATGTAAACTGACACTGACTCGCTGGTACCGGCTTCCCCTGCGGCGTACCAGTAAAGATACGCAACGGTAATAACCCCAGCCTTGGGAATGTACATTCTCCGGAGTGCCGGAATCGTCCCGATAGAAGGGTGACATCCTGCGTAATACGTGCCAGCGTCAGACGGAGAGAACTCCCCGGCCATCGGCGAAAATGTATAGCCGAGGTCTACGCCCGGCACGGCCCAGGTCCCGTCACCCCTCAGAAAGTCGGTCGTGGTATCCGGCAGCTTGGGGCAGAGCCCGTGGCGCAGTGTGTCGACGTTCCCGGTCGCCACGTCGGTGAGGGACAGGCCGCCCTCGGGAATGGCTGCCCCGTCTCCGCCCACGTGGTCGTGGGTGTCGCCGTTTGTGACGCCCTTGGCTGCCGGCGCCAGGTCGGCCGCGTGGAGCGAGTCAACCATATCGGCATTGACCCCGGACCCCAGCTTGGTGGCCGGGATCGAGCCGTCCGGGACTGTCGGAAATACATCGAACTCCCAGCTCCCGGTGATCTTGGCGGCACCGGCATAGTTCCTGTCCGAGCAGACGATCTTGGCCCCAGCCTTGACGTTGGTGTCTTCCAGGCCGTCGGCTGCAGGGTCCAGGGCATTGAAGAGGGCATCTAGGTTCCCGTTTAGCCGGTCGGCCGTGATCAGCCCAGCCGGCGTCTGCCCATCGACAAACGTATAGTATTTGACCGGAACGCCCATTATCGGACTCCTTCGGTGCGGAACAGAAAGGTCATGCCCTGTAGGGTCATGGCAGCCTTGTCACTCCCGCTAAGGCCAAAGCGGTATAGCTGGCCAGGGGATCCTGGGACGATCACCCGTGCCGTGAACCCCTCTGGCATCCCGCAGTATGCGTATCCGCAGTAAGCATACCCGCAGTAAGCAGCCCCCAGGTTGGCCAGGGATACCGAGCCGTTAAAGAACGGCGGGCGAAAATCCTTCTCCACCGACATGGTGAGCGTGCAGTCTCGGTCGGCTGAGATGGAAATGAAGCCAAGGCGAACAGTCTTGTACGTGGACGGCGACTTCCCCAGCGGTTGCCACCCGGTCAGGAGCGAGTACTCGATGTCATTGCCATCGTCCCCCTCGCCGCCGCTATCGAGCTGGTAAACGTAGCCGTTGCTGGACCCGGCGACGAGGCGGGTGATGCCGTAGGAATCGGTGAACCTGGCTAGGCTGGTTAAGACGTGATTCGGGTATTCGTGGTACGTCCAGCCGACGATGTTCTGGCTGAGCTGCTCGGGGATCCCCTTGTTGATGTAGAGCAGGGGGACCAGGAAGTGCCCCACGAACATCCGCTTCGGCAGGATAGAGTGGTTGCAGTTATAGATGAATTGGTCCTTGGCTGGATAATAGACGGCCGAGTAGTTCGTGGCCTGGTTGATAGAAGTGTAACCGTCCCTTGACAACCGACGGATGGACTTCGAGAGGTCGTACAGGTTCTCGCCGTCAAATGACTTCCAGCCCTCCTCGGCCAGGAAGATGACCTTGTCCTCAAACGGGATGATGGCCCACGGGGCCACGCAGCCAACCCCGTACATGCCCTTCTCGGATGGCACGTAAGCTCCCGAGTCGGCGTCGTGGCGGAGCAGGAAGATCCGGTTCCGCTTGAAGATCACGACGCTGTCGCGCAGGGGCGCGATGCCGGTAATGTCTTCCCCGTCCTTGCGGTCAAAGTACTGGTAGTTGGCGGACGGGACGGCCTCGCCGATCCCGGCCTTAGACCACATGACCAGGCTGGTGCCGTCTGGCTCGTCCGGGCAGTTCGCATAGAAGACGTGGTCCCGGTGCAGAGTGATGAGCTTGGCCTTCGGCGGGACCCCGTTATCGATCTCGAGGACCGTGCCGAGGTCCTCGTCGGCTGTCTCGTCGTCGTAGGACCCTGTCGCGTTGCTCACCTCGGTGACCTTGAAGTAGGCTGTTGGATCTGTGCCCGGGTCGTTGAGGTCCAGGGTCCTGTAGATGACGATCTTGTCGACCTGGGGATCCGCAGAGGCCACATAGGCCACATGGAACTTCTTGTCGGACAGGTCGAGTTCTGCGCTAGCCGCGGAAGGGTTCCCAGTGAGCGCCTCTGGCGTCGACCTCCGGTAGCAGTAGACGTAGGTGTATTTGCCGGCCAGCCCGCCGGCGCCGCCGTCCGTAACAACCGGCGCCGCGGGGGGCACCGGGATGCCAACGGCGTATGGCGTCGTGTTGTAGAGCTTGAAGTTGGCGTCGGACCCGCTGGAGATGTAGCAGAACCCCTGGTGAGTAACGAAGGTATACCGGCTGCCGTACACCAGGCCGGTCTTCAGGTCATGCCAGGCTGACTCGTAGTATGCCTGGGCCTTATCGCTAGCCATGACCAGGATGTAGTTCCTGCCGTCCGGGGCCCGGTACTCGTAGATGTCGCGCACCTCGCCGGCGGCCGCGGTCGGGTAGAGCTTCGTGATCCCGCCGCGCTTCTCGAGGCCACGCTTGGTGGTCAGGTTGAAGTTGCGGCAGTCGGCCAGGGCCCGGCGGTCAAGGTCCAGCGGCGTCTGGGAGATGTCCCAGCCGAAGCTGAAGTCGGTGAGGTCGAATGACTCTCTTGCGCCGTACATGGCTTAGTCTCTTAGTCCGAATCGATCTGGTAGTCGTCGTCCATCTTTAGAGGCACCTGGGTCTGGAGCTGCGCAAGGGCTTTCCGCGCGACCATCTCCATCCTCTCTCTGAGGCCCAGGAGGTAAGGCGAGACGTTCTCGTCCTTAGTCCGGGCCGCAATGGCAGCCTCGACGGCCACCAGGGGGTGTAGGTCCTCAGGCAGGTCGGCCAGGGTTTCGGGGCGAGGGAGATACCATAGCCGCAGGTGGTCGGCCATGGCCGACGTCGGGTTAGGCAGCGGGTGGATCTTGCCCCGGTTGAACATCCAGCCGCATGGGCCTTGGCTTCCATCGGCGTTCTCGTAGGTCGGGATCTCCCGGTCCGGGATGTAGTCGAGAGGCCGGCCGGTGGCCTTCTCCTCGACCCGCACGATCTTCTGCCAGCCAATAGGGAGGTCGAGGAAGTTATCGCCGGCAACAAGGTCGTAGTCGTAGTTCCGCTTCTTGAGCGGGAAGAGGAGCGACCAGAAGTTCCCCGAGACGATGATCAGGGCCACCTGCTTATAGGCCGCCATATCGGCAGCCGTCCAGAACGTGGCGGTGCCCTCATTCAGGAGAGAGCGCGTATAGGTTTCCCACTGCTCGTCGGTCATGTGGTCTCCTTATGACGATTCAATGAGGCCGTGTCCGCGGATGCGGGACAGGAGATCGTTCAGCCTGGCGACGACGTCGCCGGCACCCGTGGCGTCAGCCACTGCGGCTCCTCTGTTACCGACCACCTGCACCCCGTCGACCTTGTAGCAACCGGTCGCGTTGGGGGTCTCGAACGTGGGGCCGTCCTCATCGAAGATAGCGTCTCCGTCGCTGGCAGCCAGGGTCAGTGTGCCCTCCGCCTTGTTGACGTTGAGGAACGTGTTGCGAGCAGAGTTCGTGCGTACGTTGCACGGGAGCGTCTCGCAGTCGATGGTGCACCCGAGAAGGCTGGCGAAGTCGTACAGTCCGTGCCCGGGCCCAACGGCGTACACTGTGTGAGAGTTCTTGATGGTCGAGAACTGGACGGTAGATCCGGCGGCCCCGTAGATGCCGGCGTGAGCTCCGGCAAAGTAGGTGCCGTTGATTGTGGCGTTGGTCAGGATGCCGTTCACCTTCATGCCGAAGCTGGCCGTACCCTCCTGCTTCACGCCAAGAAGCTGCAGGTGACGGATCGTCCCCTCAACCAGGATTACCGGCGTCACCTCGCTGCCCTCAACGCCGGTCGGAACCATGTAGGTTCCAAGGAAGGTCGTGTTGTCACAGTTCTTCAGGTACACAACCGGCCCGCAGTTGGGGTGATTATTCCAGAGGTAGCCACCCACGATCGTCTGGCCGGTATCGCACCCGGCAAGGCCAGTCAGGGTCTCGAACTCGCTCTCAATCCCGAGGCCGTTCAGGTCGTTGATATAGAGAGCGTAGGCTCCCTGAGCCCCATTAACATAAAGATGGACGTTGTCGTAGTGGATGACCTCGCTGGCGACGTTGTAGATTCCGGCCACTGAGATCCGACCCATGGCTCGGACGCTGCGGAAAACGTGGCAGCCCGAGCTGACGGTACTGGCGGGCCTCCCGAGGAGGAAGCCCACCTGGGCCGAGTATGGATCTGCGACGTAGAGGGTAAACCCACCGAACTGGCAGTACTGGGAGTTTACGAGATCGACCATGTTTCCGGTCGTTCCCTTCCAGACCAGCCGAGTGGCGTTCATGCCTGAGCCCATGAACTTGATCCCCTCCCGGATGCCGGACATGTTCAAGCCAGAGCTGAAGACGTAGGAATGGGCCCCCAGCCACACGGCTCCGTTGACCACCCTGGCTGCGTCAATAGCCATCTGGATAGCTTCGGTATCGTCCGTGACGCCGTCGCCGGCAGCCCCGTAGGTCTCGGGGGTGCAGTATGGAAGGCTGTCTTTGTCTACCTTATTGTCCTGCAGCGCGTTGATGCGGCTGGCGTATAGAATCTGGCCATCGACCATGGGGTCCCAGTCCATTGGTTATCTCCTTACGGCCACGGGGGCTCGAGCTGAACTGACATGTCCCCGACCGCATCCTCCCCAAGCTCGAGGATCCCGAGGATCCCGCTGTCCTTCCATCCAAGCTCCAGGGCAGGCCCGCCCGGTGGCCAGGGCGCCTCGAGCGCCGGGTCTCCCGGCGGCCACGGATCCTCTAGGAACCTGGTGTAGTCCCCGACGCTAAACCCGGTAATCCCGTATTCGCCGGAGCCCGTGCCGATAACGGCATCGCGTAGAGCGTCGGCGGCTTGCCCATCAAGAAGATAGACACCGGCACCGGCAGCTATCATCCGGCCCAGCAGTGCCGCTGCGGCCTGTCCCGTGACGATATAGGATCCGGGATCGGCAGCAACCTTAGCATCCCGCATGACCCCGACGTCGGCACCGGCGACGAAATAGACCCCGCCCTCGGCGGAGATGATGTATCCACCGACAGGCGTATATATGAGCGTGACGTCTTGGCCGGCAATAGCGTAAGCGCCAGCCCCGGCGCTAAGCACTCGGCCCAATAGCGCTGCTACTGCGGCGCCGGAGAGCGCGTAGGACCCCGCCTCAAGGGCGAGATTGGCCGCCCTCAACAGACCCGCCACAGCCCCGGACAGCGTGTAATAACCGGCGTCTGCGTCGATGGCTCGTCCATAATAGACGCCAGCAACTTGCCCGGTGACAGCGCATGAGCCGCCCGCCGCGTCGATCACGGCATCGTGGAGCGGCGACATGACCGCTCCCGTGAGGTCGTAGGCTCCCGCTTCGATGCCTATGACGTAGTCATGCTCCGGGGCCATTGCGGTCCCCGTGACGGCGTATGATCCGGCGGAAGCGGCGACTTGCTTGTCATGCTCCGGAGACATGGCCGTCCCGGTCAGCGCATAGGAGCCAGCGACGGCTCCGATAACGCGGTCATGTTCCGGCCCCATCGCCGTCCCAGTCACGGCATAGGAGCCGCCGTCACAGTCGAGAGTGTAGGCCGTCCCGCCCGCCTTGTTGACCGTTATCGCCGGGATATTCGTATCGGCTGTGCCGTAGGAGTCGAACGCAGTCCCGTCCTCGTAGACAATGCGGAGATAGATGATGTCGTTGTCCTCGACATCGGCCCCGATGATCTGGAAGTTCAGATGGCTCTCGAAGGACTCCCCAACCCCGAGGACAGCGGCAAGGACGAGCTGGCCCGTCGTGTCGAGCGCGGCGTTGTTATTCGTGACATAGGAACCCGTCCCGCCGATGTACTCCGGCACATCCGCGCCGTTGGCGAAATCGGCGGTGGCCGAGACTTGGATGACATCGCTAGACGAGGTGATGTCCGTCCACGACCCGGCGTTGAGTTTATACTGCCACTTGTAGGTGCCCTCGGTCGTGGCCGCGCCGGTGTTCTGGACGCGGATGGAAACGCCGTAATCGGTATCGACCTCGAGTTCGGGGTCCGTGCCAGCCGCCGCAAGCGGGGTCCGACCATCGGCCACGGCGACTGTCCCGTTCACGACGAAGGCAATACAGGTATAGGAGTCGGATGGGTTGATGCCGAACGACGCCGCCGCAACCTCGGTAGAGGCAACGGACAGGGCATCCCGTGTGGCGCAGAAGCAGGACACGGCACCTCGGTCGAGAGTGTACCGACCGGTCCATCCGCTCGGGGCATAACTCGCGTCCATTGGGTCGGTATCGACCCCGCCGACGACAACCACCCGGCCCCCCGATCGGTTCGGGGTGAACGCTGGCATGTCAGCCGTCGCTGCGTCGGAGTTGTTATACCCGAGGTTGGAAATTGTCCCTATCGGTGTCGTGGCGTAGAACTCGCCAGCCGGGACAACGATGGTGAATCCCGTCCATTGCTCCGAGGCGATAGTCCAGACCTGATTCCCGGCCGCCGTGTTCGCCGAGGCGACCCACCACACGACCGAGAGGTGCGGCCCGTTCGCGCCGCCCGTCTCCTGGTTGAAGCAGATGGTGTTGATAGTCTCGCCGTTCGGCCCGTTGGCCCCCGGCGAGGTGTGCGCGGCGTCGGCGTCTGAGACGAGGACTTGGATGATGAGGTCGCCTAAGTTATGGGCGGGATAGGCTATGTCGGGAGACGTCTCGGCGGTGTTGTTGCCGCTCCCTGTGATGTCGGCTGTTTCGATAACCGGGACGACCGCCGCGTCCATGTGTGGCAACTCGTCGCCCGCGTCGAAGAATCGGAACTGCGATTGGGTGAGTACTGGATAGTCCCCCATGTTCCCAATGGCCGTATCCTGCACAAGCACTTGGTCAACGATGTATTCATACCCGTTGCTATTCTCGGTTGTGAATCCCAGCGCCCCCGTGCCCCGATACGAGTTGCCGGTGAACGAGCGGTTTGTCCACTCAATGTCGTTCCCGGCTGGAATCTCCGGGTCGGTGCTAACCTTGACCCATCCATCGCTCTGCGAGGACGAGTCTCTGTTGAAGTAGAACCAAACGTAGTATTTTGTATTGAGCGATAGTTCTGCGGTGCCGTAAAGGAAAGTAGAGTCCGGGAACTTGATACCAAGATTGACGACCGGCCCCGCAACGCATCTATGCCAGAGTATTTCGTGGACCTCTGTCGGCACACCCCCGCTCGTATTGTAGGTGTGCATAATTTCTTTGTTGGAACCTACGGCAATAAAGTCCTTGAACTTTATCTGGAAGAACCCGTAGAGCGTGTTGACGCCGGTCCCGTCGCTGAATATATTGACGGCATACGTCCCTTCGCTGTCGTCATCCTTCATGTGGAGCGACTGACTGCCGCGGAGGGGGTCAGCGGTGTAGTCTGGGTTGGCCGCGCCGGTATCGCCAGTATAGACTAACCATGTTTCGCCGTTATCGAAACCGGCCCCCTCAAAGTTCTGGTTTATATAGACCGGCATCTCTACGGCTCCAAGAAGGTAGGCGACGCCGCTGGCGGCAGCCGCAGACGCGGCACCTCGGCCAAGCCCCATTGATGCCCGTCCGGGCGCAAGCAGACGATGTAGCCGCGCAGGGGATTCACCCCGGGGTCGGGATTCGACCCGTTCTGGAGCCGGACGAGGATTTCGCACATATTACGAGCCCCCTAACTTGTTCACCGTAAAACCGAATATCCCGGGCTTCACGACAAGCCGCCTATGTCGACAACCGCAGACCCGGCACCGCCTGACCGCGAGTCCGTTCCTAGACTCATCGTCTAGTTGCTCGAGGTTCCCGGCGTCCTTGCAGCAGTCCTTAACCACCCCGTTCGCGAATGTCTTTTCCACGGCGAGCCCTTAGGCGATGGTCAGGATCGAGGCCCCGAAGTCCACGGTGAAAGTCTCGCCGGTGAGCACGGTGATGGAGGATCCGTAATCCCACCAGGCAATGAGAGGATCGGCCGGGGAGGTGGGCGTGTCGTTGTAGAGAACGATATAACGAAACGGCCCAAAAGAGCCGCCAGAAGCGGTCCAGACTACGTCGACGCCCGTCAGCGTCCCGGTCCCGCTCGCTTCGGTGTAATCATTCTGAATATCCGATCCGCCGGCAGTGTAGCCGTTCTCGGCGGTGATTTCGGCGAGATCCGCCTTCACCGCGTCCAGGGCAGCGTCGGGGGTAGCGTTCGTCAGATAAACCTTCAGTGTGTGCCCGGCCGCGTGAAGCTGGTGCACACCCTTCCCGAGGTCCTCGGGGAATTGCTGAAACTTATTGTAGGTGGCCAATTAACTTCTCCTTAGTACGGGCTCTTGGAGCCCAGGTCGAGGGACGGCTCCCGGTAGTGGCTGTAGATGCTCTTGGCCACCTCGCGGGAGATATCCTGATTATCGCGGTACCACTCTGCCTCGACCTTCTTGTTGCTCTCGTCAACCATCCTGGCTGTGGCCTCGGGGTTGAGCGAGTAGATGCGGCAGAGCTTCAGTGCGTGTAGGACGCGATTATCGAGAGGGTGGAACCCGACATCGTAGAACTCTTCATCTCGGTAGCAGACCGTCCTGATCAGGATAGACTTCACCCGCCAGGCCCGGTAGTCCCTCTCGTCACCGTGGAGCGGCTTGACAAGCCAGTGCCTGATCTGCCAGCGATGCCGTCGGGGGTTCCAGACCGCAACAAGGTTGGGGTCCAGGCGCCTGAGTTCATCCACAAAATACTTGTCGGGGACCATCTCGCACCAGATAGAGAAAGAGGGCGGGGGCCCCTCGGGAAGAGAGGCCCCCTGCCCTTGGAAAAATTACGCGGTTTTGAAGGAGGTGCGCTTGCCGTGAGCGTTGCGGCAGTCGGTGCCCAGGTTGGCGTAGATCTTGAACCACGCCTCGTAGGCATCGGAGCCGGCGACGGGCTTAACGACACCGCCACCCTTGTCGTCCCAAACAAGGTTCTTCAGGACCCAGAGCGCGAGATGGGGACGGGAGAGGTAGTACATGTACTTGGCCGGGCAGTTCTTGTGCGTCATGACCGGGAGCTCGGAGTTCCCGCCGACGTACTTGATGCCCTTCCAGCCGGCCACGAAGTTGAGGGTCTCGACCTTGTAATAGGTCTTCATGATTGCGACCAGCTTGTTGCGGAGCGCGTAGGAAGTGAGAATGAGGTCAACGGGCTCGCCGTCGGTGTTGTTATCGATAGCGTCCAGGTCTTCCTGGATGAGCTGCTCGGTGATGACCTCGTCGGTCGCATTGACGAACGACCGCCAAGTGGTCTCGGCGGTGGCGTCGATTCCCTGGAAAGTGGACCCGGGGGCATTGCCGGTACCGACGATGCCGTCGATACCCATGAGCTCGCCAACGCTGTCGCTGATGGCCCCGGCCACGTGGACGTTTTCCTTGAAGATCAGGTCGTTGTCCTCGGTGGCAGCCACGTTACCGGTAAGGGTGATCGTTCCGGCTGCGGCGTCGACAGACGCGACCTGGACCGAGTCGGCGTGAATTGGGTCGCCGTCAGAGTCGTAGATGTCGAGAACCTGGCCCTTGCGGAAGAACCTGGTGTTGCCCGTAGCATCGACAATGCCGCCGGGCGTATCGACCGTGATGACCTGGCCAGCAACGGCGCCGTTCTGGTAAGCCAGAACGCCGGTGCCACCGGTCAGAAGCTGCCGGTCGATGTCGAGAGAGAAGGCGTCGGTGACGCCCTGGATCTCGCCCTGGAGAACGTCGATCCAGCCGCCCTTGCCCTTCGCTGAAGCGATCGAGAAACCGTCGACCTGAACCCGGCCGTAAACGCGCTTCATGGCGATGTAGGCCTGGTCGTAGAGGTTCCGCTGGGCCGTGGGGAGGGTGTAGTCGTTGGCCGCACGGGCGCCAACGGCCTCGGTCAGGCCGACCCGCACGGGGATGACCACGCGCTTGCCGACCATGTCCTTGGACTTCTTCTTCAGAATCGCCCACAGGGGGCTCTTCTTCCAAAGCTGGTTGATGATCGCAGGAGTGTAGAACTCCTTGAGGATGTCGCCAATATACTGATATTCCTGTCCAGCCACTTTAATTGTCCGTTAAGAGGGGGCCGTCTGCGGCCTTAGTCGTTGTCGCCCTCCGCCTCTTGCGAGAGCAGGGCCCACTTCTGTTTGGCCGCTAGTCCGGCTGATTCGATGCTGTGGATCGCTTTCTTGGCGGCAGGAACCTGACGAGCGCCCTGGGAGGACGGCTTCTCGCTGATGACCCTGGACTTGTTCTGGCGGGCCAGGTAGTTGGCCACGGCCTTGTCCTCGAAGTGCTTGCGCACCTCCGGGCAGTGCTTAAAGACGTCGTCCACGTGCTCGACCGAACCGTAGATGCTGTGGCTGCGCCTAACCAGGTCTCCGAGCGGGATGTCAGGACGGAGAGAGTGAACCGCGATGACCTCCTCGACACTCGCCAGCGGGAAGTCGGCCCGGTGGCTATTGAGCTCGTCGAGGAACTTCTTGGATTCAGACTCCGTTTGCTGACTCTGGATACCGCTCTCGATGCTCTGGAGGCGTTGAGACAGCTCTTTGTTGGCCTTCCACGTGGCCAAGGCGGCCTGCTTCATGGCGCGAACGTCCTCCGTGTCGTAGTCGCTCGGGATAAGCTCCTCGGGCGGCTCGGCGTCGGCCTTGACGGCCGAGGCCCCAGACACCTTGAACTGTTCAACCTGAGCCATTAGCTCGGTCGCTCGCCGGGCGTTCGCTTCCGCCAATCGTTCGCGTTCCGCCAGCGTTTGCTCTCTCTGCGAGAGCTCGTTCCCGATCTGGGTCATCCGGACGCCCTTCTGAATAAATGCGCGGAGGTCGTCCTTCGAGAACTCCCGAAGTTTGTACTCCTTGCCCTTGATCTTCAGGGTTGAGTCCATGCCCAGATAGTCCAGAATCTCCTTGTTGGTCTTCTCGACCTCTTCCTTGGGGGCCGCCTGGACCGCGTCGGCCTTCTTGTCTGCGTCTGCGTCGGTCTGCTTCTGCTCTGGCTCTGCTTCTTTCTTCTCGGGTTCCGCCTCTTCGGACTTGTCCTTCTCCGGTTCATCGCCGGGCTCGGCGTCATCTGGGTCGTCGGGGGGAGGGGTGTTGATCTCCTTGTCCTCGCCCAGGTCGTCGAGAGTGATGTCGGAGACGGGGTCGTCAGCTGCTTCGACGGTCTCTTCAGACTCGTCGAACTCGGTAAGATCTGTCATGAGGTTAGCTCCCTAAAACGTCCCGTCACGCCCCTGCCGGTTGCCCTCCGGGGGCCGGCGCGGGGGTTCCTTGGGATTGGTTGGGGGGCGGGGACGGCGGCATGAGCGCCATCCTATGTAGCTCGATTTTTAGGTCGAGCGCCGCTTGCTGGTTAGGAGTATAAGACTCGAACTTGGGGCTCAGTCTGTCGCGAAGGTGGATCTTCAGGTGAGCCAGGTTGTCATCGAGCTGGTAGATCCAGCCCTGGACAACAGCCGGGTCTATCTGCGGGTCGTTCTCGATCATAGAGTTTTCCCGCATGGCCCGCTTCTCGTGGAGCAGGACGTCGGAAAAGACCTTGCGGGCCTCGCCGATCTCGATCATCTCGAGGACCGTCTTGGGGTCGGTCAGGAGCTTGGAGTCCCAGAGCTTCTGAATGTAGTCGACCCGCAGGGCCCTAGAGCGGGGGAGCCCGGTATTGGACGAGACCTTGACGTCGGTGTTGCCGCGGAGATCCGAGCCGCGGAACTTGATGGCCCCGTCATAAGAGTTCTTGCCGGCCACTTTGATGATCCGGCCGACGGTGTACTTCTCCTGGACGATGCGCAGGGCCAGGCTCCAGGCCTGGCTGAAGACGGCGTCGATGTCCTGGATCACCGGATCCAGAACCAGGTCATCCTGCTCCAGGAGGACGTTGACCAGGGCGCCGGAGGCGTGGCTGGCCCGCTCGGGGAGCCGGCCGAAGGATGCCTCGTGGACGTTGATGATCGACTCGAACTCGCGCTCGAGGTCGCCCTGATGCTGGATGGCCCAGGGCGGCAGGGCGTCGTAGCGCAGCTGCTGGATCTGTCCGGCCTGCGCATTGGCGTCGATCAGGACCGTCTGGGACGTCTCGAGCAGGTGCTCCTTGTTCGACATCGAATCGAACGGCCCGATCAGAGTCAGGCGGGCTGCCCGCTGAAACGCCTGCGAAGTGATCGACTTCCAGCGGTTGTACTCACGCTGGACGGGAATGATGTCCTTCAGCAGCCCGTCGTTATAAACAACGCCTTTCTCGTAATGGTTGATGGGGACCAGCCGATCCTCGTAGCAGAAGATCGGGATCTCCCCATAGGTATTCTCTCGGACCTCCAGGATCTTGTCGCCAGCGATCTTGACGTAGATCTTGGGAGTCCAGAAGTGCTTGAGGATGATCAGCCGGCCAGTGATCTTCTCGTCGGTGCCTGACTGGCCGAACTGGAAATCGTCGTCCCCAGAGCTATCGAGCTGATACAGGGTATCGTGGGCCACGGACGACTTCTCGGTGAGTGACCCTTCCTCGAGGCCGTACTCTTCCTCGAGCAGATCCGCCTCGGCCTCCTCGCCGTACATGAACCAGCGCCACTTGGAGCGGTCGAAGTTCAGCGGGTCCACCCGGCAGTTGAACGGGGACAAGACCTCCATGCCGATGTCACCGGGCTCGTTGATGGTATCGAACCGCTCACCGATCGGGTTGCCGGCCTCGTCCATGACCGGCTCGGTCATCCGCTCGACCACGCCGTGGTCCTCGGCGTTCCAGAAGACCCGGATGTAGGCCCGGTTGCAGAGGATGAACCAGGAAGTAAAGGCCCGGCGGAGGGACTTGAAGTTCAGCTTCTCGCTCAGAAACTCAAGGACCCGATCACCGGTCTCGGCGGCCTGAATATCCTCGTACTCGTCAGTGTTGGGAACCAGGCCCAGGTTCACGTTGGTCTGAGTCATCTTGGCCAGCATGGTCCTGGCGAAGGCCCGCATGCGGTTAAAGACCAGTTTCCGCTTCCGCTTCAGTTGGACCGGCATCAGCGTCTTGGAGGACCGGTTGTAGTCGTAATACTGGTAGCCGGAGACCCAAGCCAGGATCTTTTTCCAGCGCGGGAAGCGGAACGTGATGTCAGGGTGCTCGTCGTAGAAGTCACCGACCCGCGCGACGAGGTAATCCTCTTCCTCTTGGTTCAGCTTCTTGCCGCGAGAGATCTTGTCTTCGATCTGCCGGAGGTTCATTAGCTATCCTCTTCGTCCCACGGCTCCTCGAACATGGAGAGGTCGCCCTCTTTCTTGGCCTTGGCCGGGGCCTTGGCCGCGGCCTTGTCCTCTTTCCGGATATCCTCGATAGCCTTCAGGTCAGGCTTCCACTTGTCCTCGAAGTAGCGGTACTGGGCATAGTCCCTGGCCATGAGCCTGTTCAGGAGTTCCCGGCGTTCACGGGAATTGAACGCCTCGCGCAAAATGAACAGAACCATCAACCCAATCAGGCAGTATTCCACGGGGCCACCTTACGCGGACTTGGTGAAGCCGAGCTTCTCGAGCACGACTAGGATGGCGTTGATGGCCGTCCTGGCCTCGGCGTCGACGGTCGCGCCATTGGACGGATCGGCGATGTGCGCGGACTGGCGACCGGTAAACTCGACCTGGTCGGCAAAAACCTTTTTTCCCTTGATCAGTTCAAAGGGCTCGTCCATGAGGACCTCCTAAAACAGGTGATCGACGTCGTCCGACAGCATCGATTGATGAGGCGTCACGACGTCTGGCACTGATTTCCAGTACTCTTCCTCGAGCTGCTCGGCCGTCTTCTTCAGGTGCTCAGGCACCACAAGCAACTTGGCCGGATCCTGCGGGGACGGGAAGATAACCACATCCAGGATATAGGCCGCGGCGTCAATGATGTTGTCGCGCTGGCTCTTGTCAAAGCGCAGCAGCTCGTCTACGAAATCGGACATGCCGGTCGGGGCCAGGAGCATCTGGCCTCGCTCGAACCAAGCCGACATGTTCGAGATGCGCAGACCCTTGTTCCGGCTCTGGTGCTTCAGCTCCATCATCCGGTAGGGGATGCGCTCGGCGTATTCAATGAGCGGCTTGGGGATACGCCCCATCCGGATCATTTGCCTGAGTATAAAGGGGAGGAGTTCACGGACCAGGCCGTACTTGTGGCTCTCCACCCCGATGAAGGACGGCTGGTAGGCACAGGCCGTCTCGATCATCCATTCGATGACCGCGTGGTCGGTCGCAAACTTGCGGGCCGCGTAGCGGCAGTAGAGGTTCTTGTCGCTGCCGGCCTCCCAGAGGACCATGCCGGTCTCGTCATTGTCCCGGTTCTCGGTCCCGGCGAAGTCGACGAGTAAGAACCCCGTCCGGACCGCCGGCAGCTCGGTCCACTTCCGGAACCAGGCCGGCTTGAACTTCGAGGCCGAAAGGGCCAACGGGTCGTTCAGGTACTGGCCGCCGAAGCGCTCGCCCTGCTCTTCCTTGAGCTCGTGGATCTTGGCTTCCGGAAAGAGCTCCGGAAACGTCGATCCCTTCTCGTGGATCGGATCGGCCCAACAGGAGGCGTGAAAGAGGTGCCACTTCCCGTTGTGGTGCTCGAAGTAGGGCTCGCTCCGGTACTTCTCGTAGGTCGCCTTGTACTCGTCCTCCGAGAGGTTCGAGAACAAGAACTTATCGATCAGCTCGCCGTACAGGTCGTCAAAGGCCCAGCGCGTGCCGGGGATGAACTCAATCGACTGCGGCATCTTCAGCGACTGCCCCAGGCGCCAGAAGTCCTTGACCTTGGAGATCTGGTCCGAAGTGGCCGAGTTCTCGCGGTTGACCAAGTCGTCGTTGATCATCCCGCCGGAGTAGTGCCGGCTGACCAGGTTCCCCTCGGCCGAGCCGGTCTCGATCCTGGTCCCGCAGATGTCGATCTCGCTCTGCGTCCAGCGCCTGGCTTCGGTCGGCGGGTTCTTGGGGATGATGTCGCTGAAGATCGAGCGCAAGAACTCGTTGTGCTGCAGGTTGTACTGGATCTTCCCCAAAAACTCGATGGAGTTTGGCAGCGTCGCGTTATTGATGATGAACTGCTCCTGGCGCCCGGCCAGTGCATTTCTCAGGATCCGCTGGATCATCCAGCCGACGGTTATGATGTAGCTCTTGACCCAGCCGCGGGGGAGCATGATAAGCATGATCTGCCCGGGCTGAGCGTGCTTCTCGATGAAATCACACAGTCTCTTGTGGGTGACGGTGTTGATATGCTTAAACCCCGGGGTAGGGTCGTCAAGGGTTGATAGTACCAGACGGCAGAGAAAGAACAGGTCCTGGAGCGACTTGCCGCGCCAGAACTCAGGGTTCGAGAGGAGCTTCTGGACATCCACCTAATCGAACAGCCTACCGCGCAGGGCCCGCTTCAGCAGCTCCCGCTTCTCCGGATCCTTCTCGAGGTTGGCCTTCTTGAGCAGGGTCGCCTTGGACGTCCGGCGCAGCTCCGGATCCGACTTCCTCTCCGCATGGAGAAACGCCTGGATCGACGGATCCATCGGCTGCTTGGTCCTCTTTTCCTTGTCCGTCTTGTCCTCGGGGGAGGGCTGGGGGATCACCGGCTCCAACATCTATGACCTCCTCGGCGTCGATAATGCCGCAGTCCCGAAGCCCCTTGACCATGTCCATGGAGACTTCGATCCGCAGGATCTGCTGCTGCTCGATCCGTCGCTCGGGAGCGTAGTCGCCCCTGATCTTCAGGGCCTTGTCCAGGTACTGGCCCCGGGTAAAGAAGTCCGGGGCCCCTTTCTGGAGAACGGATCCGTCCTTGGCCCGCTTTTCCGGATAAGTGGCCTCGAGACCCTCGCGGATCTTCGAGGACAGGTACTTGTCGTCGAT